CCTATGGCTCAATCAAAATATCTTGAAACAAGTGGTATTATAGAGGCTTTGCCTGTCAATTTCTTGCGAGGTGCTACTTGGAACGAAAAGGTTATTATTGCAGACGAATCTCAGAATTATAGCAGCAAAGAATTGATTACTCTTCTTACTCGTATCGGAGAAAATACCAAAATGTTTATTTGCGGAGACGCTATGCAATCAGACATTGGAAACAAATCTGGTTTCATGAAAGTTTATGATTTATTTAATAATAAAGAAAGCGAAGATAGAGGTATTTATTGTTTCCAATTTGATGAGGAAGATATTATGAGAAGTGAAATATTAAAGTATATTGTTACTGTGTTAAAAAGAATAGATAAAGTTAATTGATAATCATATAATATGGTGTATGTACTGTAGCGAATGCGGTTCTAAAAATGGAGTAGGAGCGAAGTTTTGTTCTGGTTGCGGTAATCCTTTGGCATCGTTAATTCAGAAAAGTCAACCTAAAAAACTTGTTCCTACTCCATCAAGATCAGAAGTAGATGAAGATGGCTTACCAACTACAGTTGTAAGACCAAAAAAATTAGAATATGAAGTCGAGAGATCAGAGAAAAACAGATTCTCTGTAAAAGATATAGTTAGTTCTCCACCATCTTCTGAAAGATTCTCAAGACCAATTGGCAAAGTAGAAAAGCTTACTAAAGAGCAGTATCTTTCTCAATCATTAAAAGAATGCGCTTCTAGTAAGAACTTTAACGAGATAAATGAAGCTTAAAACCAAAAAGACTTTTGAAGAGATGTATGAAATCATCAATCAAGTCGTAAAAAAAAGAAAAGCGAAATGGAAGTTAAAGGCAATTGTTTGGTTCGATTTTGAAGATATTGAGCAGATCATAAAAATTCATATTCATAAGAAATGGCACCTCTGGGATCAGAAGCGTCCCATAGAACCTTGGGTCAATAGAATCGTATCTAATCAAATAAAGAACATAATTAGAAACTCATATAGTTGTTTCGTGAAGCCTTGTGTTAATTGCTCGTTTAATACTAATAAAGGAGCTTCATTACCAAACGAAGAGAATACATGCGGTTTTACTAAAAGCCAAAAGCAATGTAATGAATGTCCTTTGTATGCCAAATGGGAAAAGACGAAAAAAAATGCTTATGATATAAAAATGACAGTAAGTTTGCAAAATCATCAAAATTATTTTGTATCTATTCCGGAAAGTGAATCTGTTAATTTCTCTTTAGCTGAAAAAAAACTTCATTTATTAATGAAGGATCATTTAACAGATAAACAGTTTTTCGCTTATAAAATGTTTTTTATAGATTGCTTAAATGATGATGAAGTCGCTCAGTTTTTAAAATTTAAAACAAGTGAAAAAGGCCGCAAAGCTGGCTACAAACAAATTAAAAATTTAAAAAAGATGCTTTATATAAAAGCGAAGTCATTGATAAAAGATAACGACGTTTTTAATAATGAATAATCTATCTGAAGAGCAAAAAATATTAATTAATAAAAAAATAGAAGAAGGATTGACTGACTATGTTGTTATCGCAAATCTTTTATTTAATAGAGAAGACCTTCAAGGAAGATCTAAAGAAGCTAAACTAATAAGAGATTACATGATCTCTTGTGGGTCTCTTGGTAAAAAAGAAAAAGCTAAACCTAAGCCAGATTCAGAATGGCTGACCACTTCTCATATAGAATTTATAGATCAGAACATTAAAACAGGAATCACGCCTAAACAAATTACAGAACTATTGTTTTCTAAAGAGTTGGCTGGAGTTTCTAATCTTAATGTCTTTATCACTGCTCAATACAGAGCGGTTCATAAGTATATTAAAGAAAAATATCCAGAATATTTAGTCGATAGTGAATCAGCGGTAAATGAAAAATACGTTGTTCCAAGAAGCTTAGGCACAGTTATTAAAAAAGTAAACAAATGGGCTGGTCAAGATTTGTTGGAAGGGAAATTAACTTTACAACATAGAAAGTTTTTAGAGAAGCTGTTGAATTATCTTGCTAGTCCCCGTTTCGTTCAGAATTACGATTCTTATCGTAGTGCAAATGATAAGGATCTTTTTGAAGCCGAGTTCGTTCGTTCTGTTTGGGATAAACCAGATCTTACTATTGATGAAATTAATTTATATATCAATGTCTGTATGGATTATATAAATCTTAAGCAAATTGATATGAAAAAGAACAAAGTAAACGAAATGTTTAATGATACTCAAGAACAAAAAGATTTTACAATGCGTCTTACTGAAGTGTTAAAAACTATTAGTGAAGAATATAATCAATGCGCCCAACGTATTGATAAATCTCTACAGAAGTTAAATGGCGAACGTGCAAAACGTATAGAGTCTCATCAACAAAAGAATGCGTCCATTCTCAGTCTTGTAGAATTGTTTCAAGATGAAAATGAAAGGAAGATGATGATTCAAATAGCAGACATGCAAAAGAAAGTTGTCAGAGAAGAAGCCGATAGACTTGAAAGCATGTCTGCATGGAAGGCGAGAATACTAGGCATCACAAAAGAAGATGCTATATGATAGAATGTAAGATATGTAAAGAGCCTTTTGTTAATGATAAGTCTTTCCATGCTCATTTAAAAAAGCATGGAACTTATCAAGGAGAGTATTATTGTACACATTATCCACGATTATCACTTTATTACAAAAAGCCAGTTCCATTCATTAACAAAATTAAATATTTTAATACGGAGTTTCTTGATTTTAATGAATTTCTTATATGGGAAAAAAATGAGAATCAGGAAATAGTAAAACAAAAATACGTTGAAATTCTACAAAAAAGAATGAAAGTAAAAGACTATCTTTTTGCGCCATTTCATAACGAATTGAAATCTTTGCATTTGCCGACAATCGATTTATACAAAAAACATTTTGGCTCTTATAATTCCGTATGTAAACTTTTAGATAAAGAGCCTCTTTTTAATAAGCCATTGCCAAAAGACTTTACTAAGGTTAATTTAAAAAATGAAACAATATTAGTCGATACTCGCGAACAAGATCCTTTGGAGTTTGCTAATACTAAGGTTGAAAAATTATTTATTGGAGATTATTTAATGAATGCTCAAGAATATAATTATACTTTTATTGATAGAAAAAGCGAGGGCGATTTTTTAGGAACATTAGCGTCTGGAGTAGAGCGTTTTGAAAGAGAAATACAACGCACGGTTGAGCTTGAAGGTTATCTATTCGTAGTTATAGAAACATCAATTGATTCTATAATCGATAATCATAAAAAATTTAAACGAAAAACTAATTTAGAATATGTATTTCATAATCTAAGAGATTTGACGCATAAATATCCTAGGCGTTTGCAGTTTATTTTTACAGGAAGTAGAAAAAGATCTATAGATCTTATTCCAAGGTTATTATACTTTGGAAAAGATTTATGGCAGGTAGATTTACAATATTTTTTAGATCATGAGCTGGGAAACAGGTAATCAAAGAGAAAGAAAAAATCCTTACGTCTCAAATGAAGAGCTTTCTCAAAAAGAAGGTTTTATTGAAGAGCGAGAAGCGAAGCTTTTGTTTTATCAATTTTTGAGAAACAATGTCACCTTTACTACTGATTTAATTACAGGAGTGAAGCTGTTTCCATTTCAACACATGGCTGTGAAGTCTATGTTGGAGAGTGATTATTTTCTAGGCGTTTGGTCGCGTGGTATGAGTAAAAGTTATACCACTGGTATTTTTGCTGTATTGGATGCTATATTGAATCAAGGCGTTGAGATTGGAATTCTTTCTCGCTCTTTTCGTCAGTCAAAAATGATATTTAAAAAAATTGAAGACATTGCAGCAAAACCTGAAGCTTATTTGTTGAAACAATGTATTACTCACGTTTCTAAAAACAATGACGAATGGTTAATGGAAATAGGCAAAAGCAGAATACGCGCATTACCTTTGGGTGATGGCGAAAAACTTCGTGGTTTTCGTTTTCATCGTATTATTATTGATGAGTTCTTATTAATGCCTGAACGTATTTATAACGAAGTCATTGTTCCGTTCTTATCCGTCGTTCAAAATCCAACTCAAAGAGAAGAACTTTATAATCTTGAAACTCAATTGATTGAACGCGGAGAAATGAAAGAAGAAGATAGATATGTGTGGCCCAACAACAAATTAATAGCATTATCTTCCGCTTCTTTTAAGTTTGAATATCTTTATAAACTATTTGAGCGATACGACAATCTAATACATAATCCTAAACCAACAGACTCATCGAAAAGATGTGTTATGCAGTTTTCATATGATTGCGCTCCAGTTCAATTGTACGATCAAAATCTAATTAACCAAGCAAAATCCACAATGAGTGAGTCTCAGTTCCAAAGAGAGTTTGGCGCTCAATTCACAGATGACAGTTCTGGATATTTTAAAATATCTAAAATGGCATTATGCACAGTACCTGATGGAGAAAGTCCATCTGTAGAAGTAGTTGGGAATCCTGAAGACGAATATGTTGTAGCGGTTGATCCGTCTTGGTCGGAAACCGAAGGATCTGACGATTTTGCTATTCAAGTTATAAAAGTTAATTATGAAAAACAAATGGGTACTTTAGTTCATTCTTACGCTTTGGCTGGAGCGTCATTAAAAGACCATATTAAATATTTTTTATATATTTTAAAAAACTTTAATGTAACTGCCGTATGTATGGACTATAACGGTGGCGTTCAATTCATGAACTCATGTAATGAAAGTGAATTATTTAAAGACGAGAAGATCGATTTGAAATCTATCATTACAGAATTTGAAAGACCAGAAGAATATCAAACAAATCTTTATTC